ATAGGGTGCGACATACCCATATTGACCGTCAGGCTTATCTTCTACCAATGCCCTATATATAAGGTCATTAATACAGGCAACCGTTTTGCCACAGCGTCTATGGGCAACAATGACAGCCCAGCGTTCCTGTCTTTCATGAAAGTCTAAGAATACGCCTCTAGGCTGATAATCTAATTCAACCTCTTGGACTATTTCTTCCAACTAATCACCATTCTTTGTGGGGCTTTCTCATCTCCTACAACTTCAGTCCTTGCAAGTTTAGGCACAGAGTATTCAACTAGGTTTTGTACTATGTCACAGGCTTTACCTGGATTAGGTGGGACAATCCACTTTCCTGATTGGTCATCAAAAACGCCATCAGCAGTCGTTTGAAGCCATACTTGTAAATAAGGTAGGTTAGCATCAAGCAATGCTTTTACGGCCTCTCTAGCCTCTTGAGTGACCTTATTAGGCACTCCTGGCTTACGACCACCTGTCTTTTTTCTATTATCTTCTACTTTATTTGCCATACATTCTCAAGTAATTGATTTGTAAGGGTTTTATTCTACTACAGTTTTTTATGCAATGTCAGCGTCATGTAGTTTATTCATGGCTTCCAATAATGCAGTCTTACGGGCCATACGCTTGTTAATTAATGGGTTAAGCATTTCACCCTTGCCACCTTCAGCTAACTCTTGAGGCTTTTTCTTATTACGCTGTTTTTCTTGTTTTTCAAGGGTTGACTCATGCTCTGGGCGTAACATGGCATCTTCTTTTTTGTAGCTTCGGCTATAGTGTTTCATTTTAAAAACCTTAGTTTGTATAGGGTAGAGTCAATTTCATCAACTATATTCTGAATTTGGCTTTCTTGGGGCAAATCTTGGCGAGCATCATTAACAAAATTCTTTAATGAATTCAAATACTTAACCGCATCTTTAGGCTGGTGATATACGCTTGGGAATGTTTTAACCTGCTCATAACAACCCATATAAGCTTCCATAAGGTCATCTACAAGGTCAATTATGCCATCGTAGTAGTTACCTAATGCTTTGTGCTGGGAGTAAGAAGGTGTACTCCAATGAAAGAAATGGGTATTTGTTGCGCTGTGCAACATAGTAGCAGCAAACATTGCCATATTGTCATTCATATATCACTCCTGTTTGTAGGATTTTAACAAATCTATTGCTTCTTGTTCGTTATTTACTCTAAATAAATCGCCACCTTTCCAACCAGCTATAAACTTTAATTGGTCAGGGGTAAATACTTTATCTGCACCATCTTTAACTTCAATTAAAATAGTGTGTCCTTCATACGCTACAAGTAAGTCGGGTATACCCTTACCAACCATATGTAACAGGTACACATCCGCACCATTATCTCGTAGCGCTTTTACAACACTCGCTTGATTCTTATCAACTTTTTTGATATATGACATTTTATAGGTTAGTATTTGTTAACTTATTGATTATAGGGGATTAAATTGAAGATTTTGTTGATAGACATAGAAACTTCACCCAATACTGCTCATGTATGGGGACTTTGGCAACAGAATGTATCACTCAATCAACTCTTAGAATCATCTTACACCATGTGCTATTCAGCTAAATGGTTAGGTGAAAAACAAATATACTTTGACTCTGTACAAAAAAGTAGCCCTAAATCTATGTTGGAAGGCGTACATAGCCTTTTAGATGAAGCTGACGCAGTAGTGCATTACAACGGTACTAAGTTTGATATGCCAACTCTAAACAAAGAGTTTTTGCTGCACAAAATTCCACCTCCACCACCAATTAAGCAAATTGACCTTTTGCGTGTAGTTAAAAGCCAGTTTCGTTTCCCAAGCAATAAGCTAGACTATGTTTCTCAGCGCCTTGGTTTGGGTAAAAAAGAGGCCCATGAAGGGCATACATTGTGGATTAAATGTATGAATGGGGACAAAAAAGCCTGGGCAACTATGGAAAAATACAATATTCAAGATGTGGCATTACTTGAAAAACTGTATAAACGCTTGCTTCCTTGGATTAAGCACCCTTTAAACCTCAATATAATGAAGAAAGACCGCAAAGGGTTTGATTGCCCTACTTGTGGTAAACCTAGCTTAATAAGCAAAGGTTTTAGATATACTACTACTGGTGCATTCCAGCGCTATCAATGTAAAGCCTGTGGTGCTTATTCTTGTGACAAACGGGCTGTTATTCCGCATACGCAACTTAAACATTTAGCATGAAATTAACTCCATCAATCCTTCGCAATTTATACAGCGCTATTTACTGTATGAAGCCGTTTGACCGTTGGAATATGCCGTTACCAGAGCAGGTGCATTTTGTTGTAGACAAAGACCCCCAAATAATGGGCAGCTATTTATATGATGACGGTGAGAAACATGAGCATACAGTGACTATTTCGTCTGCTCGGTGTGGTCACCTTGACACGGTAATTCGTGTTTTGTGCCATGAATGTATACACATGAGCCGTCACAAATCGAGCAAATGGACTCATCACGATAAGGAGTTTCGTAATAGAGCGCACCGTATCTCGTCTGAATTGGGGTTTGACCCTTTGGAGCTTTAAAGGTTTTCACTAATCTGTCTTTCCAAGTTTCTGACTGACTCGCTCCAGCAACTCCTCATAGGATATTCCCCATTTTTTTTCAAAACCTTTTGTACCCAATCCGTGAACGCCAGTGTTTCCCCTATGATGCTCTCGGCATAAAGGCAAGATTGGGGATGCAAGCCTGACAGAGCCGTACCTACGACAATGGTGAAGTTCTGACGGAGTGCCTTCAATCCCAAGGACTTCGGAGCATAGAATACATCCGAGTTCTGCAATCTTATTGAGAGCGTTCTTTTCATCTTTAGTTGCCATCAGCCCATTCATACCATTGTTTGTAATACGCTTTAAAAGACTCCCAGCCATACCCAATTAATATACACCCACCTTGAGGTTGTACAAGGTAAAAGTTTTCTATGTTTACGCCATTGTCTGTATCACCACGAATAATAACAACAATAAAGTCAGGTTTAGCAGCAAGAGCTTGCAACATATATTGTTGCCCTTTGCTTGACTTTTCATTGGGGCGCTTCCATTCCATTATTAAAAACTTGCCTTTTCTTTCGGCAATTCCATCTACATTACTTGGCGTAAAGCCTGGTGATGTAGGTAATAACCCTACAAACTCCCCATAATCAATATGAGTAGGGGATGAATTACGCATTAGTTGTTGAGCCATTTGTCTTTCAAAGCCCTAATGCTTGCTATTTCAAGTTTAATGGTTTCGTCTGCTAACTCATGGGCTATTTTGGTAGCTTTTTCATATTCCCATTTAATTGTTGCGTTGTGGTATTGCTTTAAAAGTTTTTGAATTTTAAGGTAGTTTTCAGAGTAATCACTCATTTAGTTAGTCTTTCAATATTACGGTTGTTAGCTTGTTCTGTACGCCATGCTTCAAAACGCATTTTAGCTGCTTCTAATTGCCATTTAAGCGCTTCTGTTTGCTCCGTTGCAACTCCAATCGCTTTGCACAAATCTTGGTAATCTTGGCTGCGATAAGCCTCTCGCTCTTGAGCGCCCAAACTTTGTTCGTCTGTTTGCGCCATTTTAATCGCCTTAAGAGAGCTTTTATACGCTTCAAGCTGGGCCAACTCACCCTTTGCTTTAGCATACGCTGGCGCAGTTTTAAATATGAAGTCGATTGCGTCATTTGGGTCATAGTCTTTCATGTATTACTCCCATTAAATACATTACAACGGCAACAAACTCAACTAAAAACAATGCATAGTCTTTTTGTTTGTAGCCAGCGTAGGCCCATAAAGCGCTTCCAATAAAGCCTAAATAAATGTTTATTGGGTAAATATTAAAACTGGTTAAGGCTATTCCAATTAAGCAAAGAATTGTTCCTGTCCATTTGATGACTTCCAACATCCCCATTCTCCCCTGTTGCCAAGCTTCCATTGTGTATAGAAGTCGTTTAATAATTCTTGGCTAAATTTCTTTTCACTTATGTAATTACGAAACCAAGCCAATCCTTTTTTGTGTCGTAAATTACACAAAAATCTTACTCCACACTCATGTTTAGCTTGCTCATACATTTGGCTTTAAGGCTTGCATAGGTGTCATAGCCGTTACTAGAAATACCCAATTCTTTTGCTTTAGCCTCAATACCTTCATTACTAAACATCCATTCTTTAGATTCTTTTTTCTTTTTCGGTTCAATAACCAATTCATCTTCCCAACGCTCTTGGTTAAGCCAAGTAGCTGGATGGGGTATAAATTCTAACTCAGTTTCTTTGGCTTTCCAGTAAGAAATATGGTCATCAATAGCTTTACAGGCATCTAACTGTTGCTGCTCGGTTAACCTGGCAAATGCTTTTCTAGCTACTGCTTTGGCTACCTTTCGAGGGTATAAGTCCCAAAATTCGTCAAACATTGCCTTTTACCTTTTGGTCTACAAGGTTAACCATAAGGTTAGCTATAAACAAAGCCTGACCTTCACCTTCAGTATGTACATCAACTTCATTACCTTTGGCGGTAATTACAATAGTAGCTTGGGTTAGCTTTTCAGCGTCAAGTCTATCTTCAGTAGTAAATGTAGTCATTTCTCTTGTGCCTTTCTTAGTATTTCAACATCACCCATCAAGTTTTTAAAAAACTTGTTTTCAGCTTTCAATGTTTCTATTTCAGCTTGTTGCTGGCGTAGCATGGTGGCTGCATCAGCAAATGCTTTCCAATTCAAAGTCTTGGCATCAAAATCAAGTAAATCAGCTAGTTCATTTGCGTTCATTACCAGCCTATTGGTCTTTGTGGTTGTACAGGTTGCTGCGGAATGTATGGTGTGTATGGTGTGTATGGCGCAGGTTGTGGCGCTTGATAAGTGCCTTGGTATTGACCGCCAGCACCATAAAAGTTAGTTTGACCGTTGTTTGTGGTCGCTTGACCTTGGTATTGACCACCTGGGCCATAAAAACTAGCAGTATTGCCAGATTGTTGTACATTGCCTAGGTATTCGCCACCTGGGCCGTATAAAGCTTGTGCTTGTGCTGGTATGCCATATGCAAACATAGCGCCTAACAATGCACCTAATAAACAGCTACCTAAAAAGTCTTTCATTTAATTCCCCTTAAATGTTTACTCGTTATTGAGTGAATACAGTTTCTTATTGTTTGCAATAGATGTCTATTATTAAAAACCCTTAGTTGCTAATATACAACTATAGACTGTTGTTATAGTCTTTAAATATACTTCCAAGAGGTTTAAGCGAACCTAGCCTACCTAGGTTGCCTTCAAATGCTTCCATTGAGGAATCGCATCACCCGACAGTCTTGCATGGTATAGGCACTATCTTCGCCACCTATTTTGCGCTGTTTCAACCATTACCCCCAGTAGCGCTATTTATCCTATTCCCTGGTATGTCGTTAGAGCCTCGAAATAGGAAGATGAGTTTACTCCTCGTCTAATTCCTTTTGCAAGCCAAATGCGTTGCTTTTTAACAACTCAGGCCAAATTAAATAAAAATTATGAGGAAACAAGTCTTTTCTAGTAACTAGCCCATGACTTACTTCTTCTATTCTGGCTGCTAAAAACATTAATGGGCCACTAGGTATGCCTCGTTTGCGCCATGTAGACACAGTTGCGTCATCACATTTGCACATTCTAGCTACCTTTGCTGTGCCACCAAGAAGGTCAATCATTGCTGATTCAGATATTTTAATTTTGTCCATTCACAAAGTTTAACCTAATTGTTGTTTATTTGCATAGACTTAAAAATAATTGTTTTCAAATTAGAATACTGTGATATAGTTTATACATAGCAATGTTGCTATATCTTGTAAGGGGAAATTATGAGTGCAGAATTACA